CCTTGATATTCAGGATTGCCTTCAGCATCAACCGCATCTTTTTTGCCAGTAACAGCTTGTGGCATTACTTCAGATAATTCATGGGCAATAAAACCAGTAGTTGTTTCTTTGGTTTCTTTCCAATCAAATTGGCGAGGTTTTAATTGAGAAATTATTGTTAATGCGTTAGGTAAATCAATAATGTTTTCTTTTAAACGATAGTCTGAAGATGTGTTGTAAGCCACATTAGAACCATCTGTGCTAATAGAACCTTTTGCAACAGCGTTATAATAAAAATAAACCATTGCACCAGTTGTGGTTGCACGACCAACAGCCAATGCACTAGCACTTGCGGCAAGAACAGATAAATTTCCTATTGATGCTCTGTAACTTAAACCATTTGCTCCTGAACCGATAACATCGGATGATGTAGTACCAACTAAAAAGTTACCACTACCATCAAAAATACCTCTAGGATTACCATCACCATCAGATAACACAATGTAGTTACTTGCTGTACGGATGTCTAGACCGCCTTGATTGCCGTTGTAACTACCTAATACAGAATTCTTTGTTCCTGAAGTAACTGCACTACCTGAACCATTACCTAAAAACGTATTAGCTGTGCCAGTTAAGTTATAACCAGCTTGGTGTCCTACTGCCACATTTAATGCAGTTCCTGTTGGTGCAGCCAAATAACCAGCTTGGTTGCCAATAAAAGTATTGTAAGAACCTGAAACTACGCTATACCCAGCTTGATAACCTACTGCTGTGTTATTAGATGCGGAAGTATTTCCTTGTAATGCTTGCTGACCAATAGCAGTATTGTAATTTCCAGTAGCTGTTGATTGTTGTGCATAGGCTTGATAACCTAGTGCTGTAATACCAGTTCCAGTAGTATTCCAATATGCCGATTGAAAACCAATAACAGCGTTATTAGAAGCTGTTGTGTTTGAATATAGAGCTTCTTCTCCTACCGCAGTATTGCTACCACCAGTAGTGTTTGAATATAAAGAAGTTTGTCCAAATGCCACATTATAAGAACCAGTAGTATTTGACCTCAAAGACCTAAAACCAGTTGCAGTATTTTGTGTTCCTGAAGTATTTAAATACATTGATTGAAAACCAACTGCCACATTGTTATAAGCAGTTGTATTTGCATTTAATGCTGTTGTTCCAATAGCAGTATTGTTTGTTCCTGCGGTGTTACTCGCCATAGCGCTATCACCAAGAACAACTTGACCAGCACCACTATTGCTAGTAAAAGCACCCTTACCAACAGTAAGTCCGTTTATGGTTGCATCGCTGTCGCTATTGACGGCTGGGTATGAGCCATTGATTACTGTAGTCATTATTTAGCTCCTAATAGTGCTTTAACTTCATCGGCAGTAAGACCAAGTGCAGTTAGTTTAGATAATGCTGATTCTTTGGCGGCTATTTCTGCTTCTTTGTCAGAGATAACTTTAGCTTGTAACCTAGCTATTTCAGCATTAATTTGTTCATCAGTTACAGGTGCAGTTGTTGGTTTAATCCAAGTGACTTCACCTGCAATATTAATTACATATTCAGCACCTTCAACTAATGAAGAAATTGCCGTAGCTTTATCAATAATCATGCTGCAATCTCCATAAGAATAATTGAATCTGTGCCAGCAATAGGTCTAAATTGTGAAGAAGATGTGCTAACTTTTCCATAAACTGTATAGCTTGTAGATGAAGTTGTAGATGGTGAATCATAAAAAACCATAGGAACGCTTAATCCCACATTTCCTTGTGGGTTGTCCCACATAGCCAAACAAGTTCCTGAACCATGCAAATCTGTTGAACCATTGCGATAAATAGTTACATAAGATTGTGCGGTATCAGAACCATCTTGTGTCATGCTAAAAGTAACAAATATTGCTATTTTGCTGTTAGAAAATCTTGGCGTAATGGAAGCTGTAAGACCAGTAGTTACAAAAGAAGTTGATGTAATTGTCGTGTTTGACAATGTATTGTTTGCTCCAACTGTTTGAATAACGCTACCTGATTGTGGACTACCAGTAGTTAATACTGTTCCTGTGGAAGCTGGTAGCGTAATAGTATTAGTGCCAGCTACGGCTGGTGCGGCTAATGTTATAGCGCCGCTTGTGCTACCACTTAATACTACGGGTTTTGCTATTGTTACATTCTGACTAGCATCAATAGTGACTGCCGTTGTTCCTGCGGTCTGTAGGGCAAGCACACCCGAGGTGTCGGCTGTATTTACCAGCCCTGATGAGGTGGATGCGTTGATTGTTGTCGTCATGTTATGCTCCAACCTTTGCTGTTAGTGCTGCAATCTGGGCAGCTTGGGTTTGTGCGAGTGTGTTGAGTTCTTTTACTGCGTTAATCAAATACCAAGTTAAATTGGTTGTATCTACTGACATTACACCAGTGGATTCTGTTTTTACACAATCAGGCAATATTTCTTTAAGTTCTTGGGCAATAGCACCTAATTGAACGCCTTTAATGTTGATAGCATTTTGTGGCTCTAATTCAGTAACTTCATCTTTTGTACGATATTCAAAGTTACGCACTTTAATTGCTGTAATTGCAGAAAGCCCAGTTGTGTTATCAACAATATTCTTTTTAAGCCTTGCATCGGAAGTAATAGACCAAGTAGCAGAGTTATTACCTTGATATACACCACCACCATTGGCATTAATATATCCTGTTGACCCACCTTTACCAACGCTGTTAAGAGTAGTAATAACCATTTCATAACTTACAGAAGCACTAGATGGGCCTGAATTTGTACCAATATAGACATTCTGACCACCAGTTGATAATGGAGTTGAATAACTACCAGCCGCATATCCCAAACAGACATTGTTATTACCAGTTGTAATTACATTTCCTGCGGTGTGTCCAATAATTAAATTACTTTGGCCGCTTGTTATTGCGTAACCAGCAATAAGTCCAATTCCAATATTGTTAGTTGGGCCAGTTGTTTGTGAATATAAAGCCGCTTGCCCAATTGCAACACTATTTCCACCAGTAGTGTTACTAAACATTGCTTGATAACCTATAGCTACATTTGAATCACCAGTAGATGAATTAAGGGCTTGTTGTCCAATAGCCACATTATTAGAACCAGCGGAGTTTGTATAAAGTGCTGTATACCCAACCGCAGTATTACTTACACCAGTTGTATTTGAAAATCCAGCTTGATAACCAACAAAAGCATTAGCGTTACCTGTAGTGCTTTTTCCAGCTTGATAGCCAACAAATACTTGACCACCACTTACTCCATTAGAGTATCCAGCTTGATAACCTACTGCTACAGCACCAGCGGCATTTGCTGAATAAAGGGCTTGATAACCTACTGCGGTAGCGTAAGATGCGGTGGTGTTTGCTTGAAGGGCTGTATTTCCTACCGCTACATTATATTGACCAGAACTGTTATTTTGTAATGCACTTTCACCTATACCTACATTATAACTTCCTGTATTTGAAAGAAGTGCTGAATTACCAACAGCAGTATTGCTAACACCTGTTGTGTTTGTTTTGAGTGCTTGATAGCCTATTGCAGTTCCATTGCCACTTGTATTATATAAAAAAGCCTGATAACCAACGGCAACACATTGAACCCCAGAAGAATTTGTTGTTAATGCACTAGAACCAAATGCGGTATTACTAGATGCGCTTCCACCACCCTTACCAACAGTAAGACCTGATATAGAGGCATCGTTAGTCGTGGTGATTGTGGTGAACGATGGGGAGCCACCTGATACGGCTAGTGTGCCTGTAGTACTAGGTAGCGTAAGTACAGCCGTTACCGCATCGGTTGGTTGGATTGTGGTGCTTCCTGAAGTTGCACCAGTTAGAACAATAGTACCCATTTTATTTCCTTATAAAACGACCCAGCGTTGACCAGCCGGAATGGTGACGGAGATACCGCCGTTAATAGTGATGGGGCCAACAGATGATGCGTTTTTGCCGGTTGGTAGTGTATAGTTGTGCGTGACTACTAAACTGTTCTCGACAAACACCTGATCACCACCCCCACCGGTAGCGCCACCACTGATGCCGACCACGGCACCCGTGCCGTCTTTGACGAAGAGCAGCTTGTCCGCTACGTTGACCGCAAGCTCTCCCACCACCAAGTTACCGGCAGAGGGCACGTTGCCCGCTGTGGTAGAGTAGTACGTCTGTAGGGGAGTGTATCCCGTCTGTGCCATATTTTATTTCCTAGTTAGAGGATCACCCAGCGGCTTCCGCTAGATACTGTTACCGATTGTCCTGATGCCACAGTAATCGGGCCGGCGCTCATCGCCGAGTCGCCGGTGGCGATGGTGTAGCTGCTTGACACCGTCTGACTGTTAACGTGAATGCCGTTGCTGGCCCTTACCGTGGCACCAGTCAACTGGTTTGGTGTCGTCACCGCCCCGGTTGTTGCGATTGTCAGTGCGTCTGTCGTGCCGTTGTTTACCGCAAAACGAATCTGGTTAGATGTCGTCGTACCAATCGCCAAGTCGCTGCTAGTAGCAGTCAGATATACGTTGTTGGGCGCCGTAAATGCCCCCGTGCCAGTCCATCCGCTGCTGTTCATACCAAAGTCACCGTAGTAGGTGCTTGACGTGGTATTGTTGTTTCCTACAATGACGTCAGAAGAGGCAGCTGCACCAGTGTTGGTGTTCTGTATCTCCATCTGTATGTAACTGTTCTGACTAGCCTGCATAGACAGAATGTGGTTTACATCAGAGTAACTTAGTGTACCGTAAGCAAACGCACCTTGACTAGATGATCCAGAGGTTGTTTGGTTGGCAATATATTGCCCGGTTGTTACACTGGCCGGTAGGCTTAACGTCACAGCACCAGTTGAGGCAGATGCAGTAATCTGGTTTGTAGTACCGGTGATTGATGTCACACCACCACTGCTTGCCGCCCAAGTTGCTGTAGTACCGTTACTGGTCAATACATAACCAGAGGTACCAATACCAAGCCTTGTTGCGCTATTGGTGCCGTTTCCAATAATCAAGTCACCAGTAGAGGTGATTGGTGATAGGGCATTAAACGCAGCGCTTGCTGTAGTCTGACCAGTACCACCATTAGCAATATTTAATGTGCCTGCCAATGTAATGGCGCCGGTTGTTGCAGTACTTGGTGTAAAGCCTGTTGTACCCGCACTAAACGATGTCACACCGCCAGCGGATCCGTTACTTGCTAAAGTAATACGACCTTGCGCATCAACGGTAATATTTGCGTTAGTATAGCTACCCGCTGTTACTGCGGTGTTTGCCAACGCAATGGTTGTTGCAGCAGAGCCGTTATAGCTTGTGCCAGATAGGCCGGTACTAATTGTCAATGCGTTTGCTACGCTACCAGCTGAGCCAGTAGTATTCTGGTTTAGTGTTGGTACATCTGCCGCTACAATTGCTCGGAAGGTTGGTACACCAGCAGAACCGTTTGGTGCTGCTAAGAATGTATTGGCAGTCTGTGAACTAAAGTTAGAGGCTGTTACTGATAACGTACCACCTAATGTTAAGCTACCACTTGTTGTTACTGTACCGGTTAATGTTAAACCACTTACTGTACCTGTACCACTAACTGATGTTACCGAGCCAGAGCCCTTGTTATTAAACGTAGTCCAATCTGTGCTTGTCAGATAACCAGACACGCTGGTTGTTGCTGCAGGCATACTGATCGCTGGTGTTGTGCCACCAGATGAAACAACTGGAGACGTGCCAGTTACACTGGTTACGTAGGTGCCGGCTGGCTGCTTATTATTAAACGTTGTCCAGTCTGCTGCAGACAATGCACCACGGTTTGTTGCTGATGCCGTTGGTACGTTCAGCGTAACCACGGTTTGTTGCTGATGCCGTTGGTACGTTCAGCGTAATTACCGGTGTTGTTGTACCGGTTGCAACGCTGGAGCTTAGGTCTGTCCCCGTTGTGCCTAATGTCAACGCAGCCACTGAGGTTACAGTACCCTGTGGGTTTGATGCCGTAGTAACGCTGGTAACTTGACCCTGCGCATTTGTAGTAATAACAGGAATTAATGTAGAGGATCCGTATGTCCCCGCTGTCCCTGTATTAGTAATGCTAAACTGTGTGCCAGTTAAAGTTAAACCTGTACCGGCTGTATATGTTCCAGCTCCGGAGAACTGCACCCACGTAACTGCAGTAACACCCAGTGTGCCGCCCGGATCGACCGTACAGACCCAACCGGTGTCACCGTTAATGGTTCCCTCTTCAACAAACACATACGCAGAAACTAATTCATTCCAGGTGTCTGCGTCTAGTGCCCTTGTCCAAGCCGCTGGGTTAGACAGGTAGATGCCGTTGTTTGCCGGCAGTGTCTGATTCTTAACCAGCACACGACTGAGTGACGTTGTAAACCCGTCAATAGTCTGCTCACCAGAGAGCGTGATGTTTGCCGTCGTGGCAACCAACACGGGCGCCTTGGTGTTTAGCCCCTGTGCAATGTTATCAACGTACTGCTTGGTAGCAAGTTGCAGTGCCGACACTGGGTCTTGTGTTACCGCAACGCTTGTCAAACCACCTAGTGTTAGGCTCGTCGCACCTAGCGCAATATTTGTTGTACCGACAGTTAGTGAGCTGTTTGTCAGCTGACTGTTAGCAATACTGCCCAGTGTGCCACCGAGTGTCAGGCTACCAGAGCTTGTCACTGTGCCAGTAAGTGTTATGCCGTTTACTGTGCCAGTACCAGATACAGATGTAACTGTACCCTGTGGGTTTGATGCAGTCGTGATGTTAGTAACACGACCATAGGTATCGACAGTAACAACCGGGATCAGTGTTGCAGAGCCCGTGGTTCCTGCCGTGACAATTCCTGATGTCAGGTTAACTGTCGGTACCGTGCCAGTTCCTGCAACCGTCAACGTACTTGAAGTGATTGACGTTACATACGTCCCAGCTGGCTGTTTGCTGTTAAACGTGTTCCAGTCTGTGCTAGTCAAATAGCCACTGGTTGTAGTATTTGCCGCCGCCATGCTAATGGCCGGTGTTGCTCCCCCAGATGATACAACCGGGGCCGTGCCAGTGACAGAGGTTACTGTGCCGACGTTGATACTGCCACCAAGGCTAGTAGATGTGCCGTTGATAGTAATGGCGCTGTTAGCTAACTGTGCGTTGGTTACAGTACCACTTAAATCCGTTGTTGGTACTGTAGTGCTGGCCGTCATTGCCGACGTGCCGCTGCCTTTTACATAACCAGTTAGTGTTGTTGCACCTGTACCGCCGCTTGATACATTTAATGTACCACCCAACACCACTGCACCAGAGGTCGCTGTGTTTGGTGTAAAGCCTGTTGTGCCTGCGCTAAATGTTCCTGTAGCGCCCGGGGCACCGGCTGGTATGCCAAAGTTAAATGTTGCCGCAGAGCTGCTGCCGGTGTTTGTTACCGTTGGGCTTGAGCCGTACGGTAATGCTGTTGCTGTACCGGCGGCGATTGTTGCCGCTGCACCTGTAGCACCCGTAGCACCCGTGGCGCCGGTTGCACCAGTGGGGCCAACTACATTACCACAGTCAGTGGTTGCGCCGGTGGTGTTAGTTAAAATTAAATGACCAGAGCCATTAATTGTTGCTGATACGTAACCAGGTATTGGTCCTACTTGTGACTGTGTTCCGTCACTGTAATAAAAAATAATGTTGTTGTTACTTGGGTTGTAGGCAACGTTGGTAATTAACTTACCTGGAGACGCGGCGTTAGCAATCTGTGATACAGACGCCTGCTTAGTAATACCACGTTGTACAACTACGGTCTGCTCATCACCTGTAAGGTCTGTTGCAATTGGTAGCTGGGTAATTGATAAGTTGGCCATTTATTCTAGTTGTAAGTAAAGGCACCATGAAACGTTGCAGTTCCGTATGTGGAAGTGGCTGATACGTTTACAAGACCAGTGATGGTATACGCGGGAGATGTCGCTGCAATTTGAGTTGAGTTAACAATACTAAATGTTGCCAACACATCACCAAATTTAACTGTTGTTACATTGGTAAAATTAGCTCCAATAATGGTCACTAGTGTTCCACCGGCCTGTGGTCCATAACTTGGAGTCACGCTGTAGATTGCTGGATTTAGCGGTGGTGGTGAGGCCACATACTCACTTTGTAAATCTAAGTTGCCTGGCGCGCCAGACTGTCCGTAAGGTGCACCATCAATGTACAGATCGTTGTACTGTACATTGTTGTTAGGTGCGCCCTGGGTATTTAATAAATTGTTTGGTAGTGCAAGATCAACGTCGGGTCTTGGGAAACGTAATGAAATATTTTCTGTCTGACGTGCAGGCAACCGCCATGGGTCAAAGTTATCTAAATCTTCCTTACATACACGCATGCCAGGAAAGTTTGGGTCGGGCATTAAATCTACGTACGCAAATTTCCTGTTGCAGCGGTCACAGACCGCCACAGACAGGACAGAATTACCACGCGTATCTAAGTAGACAGGCATTTACGTGCCTTACGCTGACTGACTATCGTTCTTGATTAAA